GCTCCAAACTTTAATAACGCTGCACCTAATGCAGCTTTACCTATTGGTGACTTAGCTATTTTCTTAACACCACGTGTTACTTTTTTAACTAACTTACCTAAAAAATATCCTTGTCTTAAATCTGCTATACCACCACCAGCAAAATTAGCTCTACCACCATTTGCTAATGTTAACATATTAGTTGTTGGGTCAAACATTGTAGAAGGTAAGTTAGTATAAAAATTACTTGCACTTGGTATAACATATTTATTTGAATATTGACCCGTGACTGGAGAAACCGGTATGCCTGATGGAGGTGGTGGTAGTGGTGTTGTTGTGTCTGCTGGTGGTAACATTGCTGTTGATAACATACCTTGTGAATCGTCACGATTATTTATAAAACCACCTACAAGCTCTCCTTCTGAATTATATGAAAAACCTTCTATTGGTCTACCCATGGCATCTGTTTTACCTGCCATTCTATTTGACATGTATTTTTGATATGCGTCTTCTATATTAAAATCTTCATCTAAATAATTAGGGATATTTCCTGAATATAAAACTTTATTTACAAAAAATTCTCTATTAGGTCTTCTATTTAAATTAGCTAAAAATTTTACAACGGCTGGTGTGTATTTTGGATAATCTGCTTTTTTATCTATGAAAGTATCTGTTTCTTGTTCTCTTTTATTTAATGGAACTTCATCAATTGTTTCATAATCCTCATCAAATAATTTACCTGTTGCTTCTTTTGTTCTATAAGTTTGTAGTGGACTGCTTCGGTCATCTGCTGGTGTCTCATTTCTGCTTCTTCCAACATTTGGTCCTGTAGAAAAATCACGTTCACTTGGACTTCCTGCTTTTGTTCCCGCTTGTTCTCTTCCTACACCTCCTCCGGAACCTCCAGGCCCTCCTCGATAACCACCAACACCACGATAACCTGGTCTTGAACCATCTGCATTTTTTTTAACAAGTTGCATTACACCACCATCAGCAACATCAACTCTGCCTTGACCATATTCCTGTCTTAAAAACTCATCGATATCCATAATAGGCATTCCAGGTTTTTGTTCATTCATGTCGTACTTATAGTTTTCGTACATTTCTATTTCATCTTCTGAATATTCACCTGGTCTATAACTAGCCATTTTCATACTTTCAATTCCTCGTGGTGCTCTAGCACCAGAACTTAATTCTTCGTAAGCTTCTTTACTTACTGCTTCATACTCTTCGTCAGTTAAATCTCTACCAAGTTCACCTTCTAATTCATTAATTTTAAATTCTAATATTTTAAAGTATCTATCAGACCCAGCCATTTGCATTTGTTGCGGTGCTTTAGGTCCTTCATTACCTGAATAGGTAATTTTTGGTGCGCCTGTATCTAATGATTCTAATCCTGTTTTCATATATTTTTTAAGTTAGTTTAAAAGCAGGATTTTAACCTGTGGGTTTCTTATATTACTTGTTTTTGTCAAGTAAATCAAGCTATGTTGTAACAGTTCTTTTTTGAACTTCTAGAGCAGATAATACTACATGTAATCTATTTGCTGTAGCAGCTGTTACTTTTAATACTTCGCTTTCTTCCAATACAAGGGGCGCTGTTAATAGTTCAGTGGTCCCATTAGAAGATATTGTTTTAGTTTTAAATAAACTAAATACAGCATCGGCTGTATCTGTAATAGTCACGGTTATTGTATCTGCATTGCCTGAGTCTTCAGATACTAATATTGATTTTATAATAGCTGTTGTAGCTGATGGTACAGTATATAATGTTGTAGCAGATGTAGACGTTAAATCTACTTTTTTATTTGTAAATGTATTAGCCAAAGAAGTATGCCTCCGCTTCTGACTCGTCCTTTAAATCTTGTTGATATGTTGTATTTAATTTTTGTACAATACTATCAACATCTCTTACAAATGATTGTTGTATTTGTTGATCATATTCTTTATTGGGTTGTGTTAGTGCTTGTACAATTCTAGCCATTATCTTCTACCATCCGGTTGTATATCTAATCTAAATGTACCAAGTTTCCAAAATTGACTTGTACTAGTATTAGATACTTTTAAAGATATAGATCTTGCACGTGCTCGTGTATCTATTTTTTTTGTACTACTTGTTATAGTAAATGGTCCAAGTGATGAACTAGCTTGTGTTTGATTAGGAAAGTCTCTTAAATTTAATGTAACAACACTATCTCCTGTTTGTGATAAAAAGTCTGGTAGCACTCTTCTAATTTTCATCATAAATTCACCGTCACCTTGTAATCCTTGATTACCTATATCAAAATCTCCTGATTGTATGTTTGCAGTAATAGAAGAGGTTGCACCTTCTTTAATTTGATCTAAACCTTTTTCGTGTTCATAGTATGTAGATATACCATCAGTACAACCAATAACATGATCTTTATTAGTTGTTGCTGTTGTACCATCGTCATCGTATTCTGTTGCATGAGGTTTACCAAATACAGCAGAGTCTTGCCAAGCTGTTCTAGCTAATGTTCCTGTGGTCCAAACTGGTCTATCAGGTGTTGAGTCAAGATAATTATAACAAACCATACGGTTAACAGTTCCTGATCCAGAGTTAGGATAAAACCACATTACTTCACCAAACAAATTATTTAGTCCTGCATTAATATGTTGTTTAGGTATTGTATTAATATCGTCATAAACATGATCTTCAACTAAACATGGTAATGATTCTAGTTTACCTGTGTATCTAAAAAAACCATTCTCTGACATCCAATACGCAGTACCATCAACCTCTACAGCTGCATTCTTTCCTATCAATCCACAGTTTGTACCAACTTGTTGAAATGAAAATGTAAAAGGTGCACCAACAAAACGCATAATAAATAATGCAGTATCAGTCCAAAGATAAATAGCATCCCGTCCTCTAATCGCTCCCATAATTTTTGATCCATCTGCAAGTCTTTGTGTACCTGCAGTGTTAGTAGCCGATGGTGCATAAGAAGTTGATTCATCAATAGATTCTTGATCCGAGAATCTTATAAACATTTCATCTCTTGTGCTAGCTGTACCAATAGTTGTTTCTGTTCCAAAAAATATTAAGTGTCTATCTGGTGTTGACACTAAACTAAATGATGATGCTGTTGGTGCATTTGCAAGTATAGTTGCTCTTGTTCCTGTTGCACCTGTTGGGTCAGAATCCCATTCAAAAGTTTCTCCACCAAATATAGTTGCAATTAATTTATTACCAAAATTATCTAATGACCACAAACCTGGTGCTGTTATAATATCTCCTGAAGCTGCAGCATTCCATGCAAAAAAGTTTGATGCATCTGTTACTGTTGCACCAGAACTGTGTGTTGCTGCTGTTGTACCGGATGCTCCTCTTGTTAAACCAGATAATGTACCACCACTGTTTCCGGTATAAGTAATTAGTTCGTTTCCAATCTGCACTGTACCTGATGATGGAAATGATGTTGAACTAGCCATAGTTAAACTTGTTACACTTGCATTTATTGATGAAGATAATGTAGATGTAAACTGTCCTTGTGCTACACCACCCCATGATCCAAGACCCCAACCTGTTGATGCAACCTCAACTGCTGGCCCTACAGGATAATAATGTTTAACTCTAATACCACCAGATGTTGACGCACCAGAACCTGACTCATTAGATGCCATTGTAACAGTTAATGTTGTATCTGTTGGTATGGTTGTTACTTGAAATTTATTGTCGTCAAAATTAGAAGAAGTAAAATCAGAATCTGTAATACTTGTAAAATTATCTAATAAAATAATGTCACCTTTATTTATATTATGTGCTGATGCAAAAGTTATTGTAACAGTTGCTGATCCATTAGTTGTAGAAAAAGCATTTGTTAATGTTGTGGTTGCTTTAATTGGGTGTATGTCATAAAAAATACCACCAGAATATGCATACAATATTCTATTTGTACCTAACGCTGCAAACTTAATACCATTAGCATTTACAAAATGATGTATGGCTGTGTTACGTCCTGTTATATTAACAGAACCTAATTGTGACCAACCACCTATTTTTTCAGGTGTGCCATATCTAAAACGAACATTATCTCCATCTATCCATTGACCTTCACCACCTGTTGCGGTTACTTGTTTATTAAATCCTGGAGCAAATTGTACTTTTTGTAACATATAAAAATCCTTAATAATAAGGCAGGAGATGGTGTGGTGGAATCTCCCGCCATATTATTATATACAATATTATTTAGGTATTTTAAAGCCTTTATAGTAACCGGGCAACCCTAAAAATGGTCTTTTATCGTATTGATTTTCTTTAGCTGTTTTAGATGACGCTTTGTTATAATGTAAAAATACTTGTGCACAATCTTTGCCTGTAAACTCTTCTCGCCAATGTTCTAAATCACATCCAGAATATATTAACATGTCTCCAGGTTTTAAATCTACTTTAATACCAGCTTGTCCTTTTTTACCTGTTGGATCTAAATAAATTGGCCATGGATCACCACCCAAATTTAATGTAGTAGATATCTCACATGAGTATCTATCTTTATGTCTAGCTAACACATCTCCTTTTTTATAAATTCTTGCATAAGAATAAGTTTCAGAAAGTTTTAAACCAGTGTGTTTTTCCATTACAGGTTTTACTTTCTGCAACAAAGTTTCCATAACTATATCAGCATAACAAGAATAAGTATTAGGAACTTGTTCATCATGCCATATACCCCAATATTCTGTAAATGGTGATATGTATTTTTTATCAAATAAAAACCCTGCAACATTTCTTTTATTTAAAAAATAAGCAAAAACAAAATCTGCTAATTCTTTATTAATAGCTCCTTTTAAAACACTATATTTATTTTTTTGAAACGCTGATTTTTTTAATGACATTTTTTCCTTTCAATTGCATTTTAGATTTTATAAAATTATCTATAAAATTTGGTTTAGTTTTTAATGGACTAGATTCTAGTAAAGTTTTTATAACAGCTTTTTTCATATCTTTATTTTGCATTTAAGGCCACCTTTGGTATTGCTTGACAATTCCAATGTATAAATCTAAATGGTTCATATCCCATATCTACCACATATTGATGCGGCATATAAGATGGAAAAAACATAGTTTTTCCTGGTGTTACTTTATAATTTATTTGTGATGATGCATAAGTTACTTTTGATTTATCTGCTTCTGGTAAAAGATTCATTGTATTACCTGGACGTGGGTCTTCAAACAACGGCATAGAAGTAGCTTCACTTGCTTTTAAAAAATAAAAACCAGATATGTGACCATTCCAATGTGTATGTAATGTGTGATTACCACCACCTTTTTTAGGAAATTCTTGCACCCACATTTCTGTAATAAACAATGAATAATTTGTTAAATCAAATCCCATTTCAATTAATAAATTATATGCAGTTGCTCCTACATAATCTTGTAATTTTTTAAATTTAGGATCACCTATTAAACTTGTCGAATGAAACACATGTCCCATGTCTCCTTTATTACCAAATTTTTTATTTCTTTTATCTATTGTTTTTTTTAAATTTTTTTTTGATGCTTCAATATATGGATCAGATGCTTTATTTAATTCATTAACAAATCCAGGTTCATCACCATACCATATAGGACAAGGAAATAAATCTTCTCTACTTAATTGTTTTGGAAATTCTAATTTTTCTTTTTTCTTTTTCATATTATCTATAAGGCCATCCTAAATTCCATATTACTAAACTATGTCTTGTTCCTTTTTTAACTGGACATACTCTATGCCAAACAAAACCAGGAAACACAACTAAAGATCCTTTAGGTAATATTTCTTTACATTTTCTTATATTAGGTTTTTTATCAGGGTCCATGTTTCTAAAATCAAATTCTAACTCTCCGCCTTTATAATCTTTTGGATCTGATAATGTAACTGTTACTGATAACTTTCTAATTTTACCATGGGACGGATCATTTTGGTTTTCTCGCCAATAAGGTTTATCCCAACCATCACAGTGCCAATCATAAAATTGTCCTTTAGTATATTTTGTAAATTGACAAGACTCACTAAAGTCCCATTGAAAATTCCAACCTGCGTTTGCATTTGCTTGATGAACATAGGGTTGTATTTCTTTATATATCCATCTATCATTCATCCAAACAATATCTGAGTTTCTTTTCTTTTTTAAATCTTTTGTTTGTTTTGCATTTAATTTTTTACCAT